AATTTAGAACCAGACGGAATTGAGCGAATCAAATAATAAAACAGACTAGCATCAACCATTGAGATTTCGTCAAGAATAAAAATATCATAACCAAGCTGTTTATTTTGATTATAAATAAAATACTGATATTCTGGATCGCCTTTAGGATATCCTAACAATCTATGAATCGTATATCCTTCTTCACCTGTTAATTCAGCCAACCTTGCAGACGCACGACCAGATAAAGCACACATTACATGAGAATAATCAGTAAGGGCGGTAATTATTCCATTTACTAGAGTCGATTTTCCCGTCCCGGCACTGCCACTAATGACTAACACATTCTTTTCAAGTCCCATTTTAATACCATTTATCTGCTCATCAGTAAATTCCCAACCTTGCTCTCGTTCAATATTTTTAATTCTACCTTCCCAACCATCGTACTTAAAATCAGATTCTGCATCTCTAATTCTTAACAATTCACAAGCAATCTGCTCAGATAATCGTCTAAAATAAGGCAAACCAATCTTAGTTTTTTCATCATTAAACCACAAATCAAGACTCTTAATTGCTTTTGTAATTGTACTGTCTTCGACCTCTTCACCAATTTCGTCAAGAATTGCTCCGAGTAACTGGTCTGGTGTTAACCATGACATACCATTATCGCCACTCCGCTTTAGATAATATTTAATATATTCCGCAACACGAGTTTCACCCAATGGATCAATTCCACCTTTTAGAGCAATTTCATCAGCTTTTTTCCAACCAAGTCCATTAACCTCATTTACCAGTACATAAGGATTGTTTTTAATCTTATCTACAACCAAATCAGCTGAATGATATGTAGACATAAGTCGATTTACAACATTATTTGTAAGACCATAATCTTCCAATTCAATATAAATTTTAGCACGGTCATAATGCTCATGAAATCTATGACACCAAACGGTTGCTGTTTTAAGACCACATCCTTTAACTCTAACCAATGCTTTCATATCATGTTTCTTCAACGCTTCGAATGGGTCATCTAATGCTCCGTACATACAATCAATCTGATAAGGAGTGAATAAAGAACTAAGGTATTTCTTTTTGCCAATATCATCTCCATCACTAAAATCAAGTGCTGTAAAAATAGATTGAATTACATATTGATCGCCCCATTTAGGGTCATGTACAAAATCTGCGATAATTGTATAAATACATCCCTCAATGGGTTGTGGCATTTGACCCTTAAAAATCATTAAATCACCTTTACAAACACCATCTCCAGAGCGGACTTTTTCTATCGAACATTTAATAATTCCCCAATTATCTTTAAAATATATGCGATGCTCCACAGAAGCATCAACTTTAATTCTATTATTTTCTTTCTCATTCATTTACTTGAATCCTTTCAGTCTGTAATTCCATTCGTCCATCTGGAAGAACATTTTTAATTAAATTAACTGTATGTTTATAAATCGTATCTTTGTAAATCAAAGGGAAAAACTGGTCATCTCTTCTAATGCCACTAATAAGAAGTTTATTACCACGTTTAAGCCAACTTTCTTCAAGCACCTTCTTCTTGCCATTTTCTAATGGCTGTGAGATACGCTTATTATAAAATGCATAACTGCCTTTATAAAATTTAACATTGACAACACCATAACAAGTAAGAAGGGCAATACTATGTTTGGCATTAACACTTTGTAAGACAGTTCCTGCGATTCTTGTGATGCGATACTTAGGAACACGCTTCCATTCATTATCAATTTTACGACTATACCAAGCATAAGGTTCAGGTTCTTCTGGTAAATCAAAATAATTTACGATACCATAATAATCTTCATCGATATCGGCAAGTTCGTGTTCCCGATCATAAAAACAGCATGCTTCCATATTCCATAATGCTTCAGTGCCCGATGCTTTTTCATCCCAGACAGACTGAAATAAAGCTTCATTATATGTATCAAGCGCTTCTTGCGAATTAAACCAGTCACGTAAAGGCTGAATTAAAACATTATATTCTTTAATAAAATCCTTTTCTGAAATAATATAATATCCATCTTTTACATCAATTACAGAATCTTCCGAAAAGAATTTATTAAATACTGATTGTGACGCATCATCCAAAATGAAATAGCGGTCATGATAACCACGTTTAGGAAGTTTTTTATCAGGATTAATATAAAGTTTATATAAACCCTCATCATCTAAAACATATTGTTTAATATTGACACAATTAAGACAATTTTTAAGATCATCTGGAACAAGTTTAAACGAAAGCAGTTTTCCAAGTTGTTGCATAGTCAATTTATTAATAGGCTCGAAACAATATTTACGTAAAAACCATTCCATTGTTTTAAAACGATCTTGATTATGCAGTGCAAGAAAACAACCACCTTTAATTAATTTGATCATTTGTGCGGGTTGAACAATTTTGGTATCGAGCATTCGAACCGCAAAATCATCCATTGATGAGTAAGGTGCGTTTTGAATGATTGCTTGAGCAAGTTCAGTATTTACACCATTAATACCTTTCATGCTAAATTCGATTCTTTCATCTTGCACATTAGGTACAAATTCGAATTGTGGATTATTAATATCAGGATTCGAAATTTTCACTCCTTCATGCTGAATAGTAGCAATAGCAACAGCCATTTTACCATAATCGGTAGCGTCATTGGCGTTTGCATTATATGATCCTGAACGCACAATAAGATTAGCTGTCTGCCAATAAATAGGATTATATTTGTAATTGAGCCACGCTTCTTGCAAACCGATACAACTATATCCTAAAGTATGCGCCTTATTGAATCCATAACCTCTCTGGGTATATATAAGTTGATACCATACATAATTTGTTAAATTAGGAGAAAGTTGTTTTTCTTCAGCATTTTCAAAAAATTCTTTTTCCAATTGTTCAAAATCTTTAGGATTCTTTTTTGCAACAGCTTTTCTTAATCTATCAGCCCACCCTAAATCAAAACCACCAATTTTAGGATGCATCGTAAGTAGTATTAAATACTCTTGTGCTTCACAAATACCATAAGAAATGCCAATAATATCTTTTAAAATATCCTGTTCCTCTTCAGTTAATCCGTACTCCGTCATTTCATCATACCAAAGTTGAATATTTTCATGAAATCTGGCATATTTTTCAAGTGGCATTTCGTCCCCTTTATTCTGGGGCATAAGCCGAATAACGGAATTAATTGTGGCAAGGTCATCTACTGAATGTGGTTTAACAAGACTTAATGCTTTTTTCCCACTATCCTTATCAAACTGAAATAGGTTCATTACTTTTTGATTGCCAACTAATTCCCACAATTTGGGGGTATCTCTTGTAATATTGTATATACCTAAATATTTAAAATATGTATCTTTTAAATTTCCTTGCCATTCAATAAGACCATCTTTAAGTAAAAGATTTAACGTAGCATGAAGTAAATCCGCACCATCTACTGATAATTCATCAATTTTAATCAGCGATACTGCTTCATCACCATGTAAATCAAATTGAGTAATAATATCTCCAGAATTGGTTCTCATTAAAGCAGTAGACTCTACAAGAGGTTTATCACAAATAATTATGCCACCTGCATGAGATCCGATTCCACTAATCAATCCCTCAATTTTTTGTGCGACATCCCAAAGTTCGGGTCTTGCGTCCATTTCTCTGACAAAATCAGGAACAGGCTCATAGTCTTCATTACCATAATACATAGTCTTTAAACTGCGTGCCTGTCCTCTGTCGAACACAACAAGAGAAGCAATGTAAGAAGCTATATCATTGGAAATTCCAAGACCACGACTTGCAGTAAGAATCGCACTTTTACTTTTTTCAGTCTGCAAAGTTAATACTCTTGATACTTTATCTACACCATAAGTATCAATAAATTTTTGGATTACAGCTTCACGTTTAGCAGATTCTATATCTGTATCAATATCAAGTACACTAACACGTTTAGGATTAAGAAAACGCCAAGGATACATCTTAGTCTTTTCTCGTAAAGCATCTAATTGAATAATATCAAGTAAATACAATAAACAAAAACCACCACCTGAACCACGAGACGGCATAACCAGACTTCCTGCGTCCCAAGCTAATTGAACATAATCTCTAACCTGCATAAGATAACGAGACCATCTAACTTTATTAACTTCAGAAGATGTTTTTAAATAATTTAAACATTCATCTATCATTTCATATCCACGCTGACACTGATAATGAGAATTTTTACCGTCAATTGAACGAAGTAACTCTCTTGTCATATGTCTATCTGAAGGATATTCTGAATGATAAAAATAATCTAAAAGTGGAATATTATCTTTAAATTTAATATAAAGTTGTTCATCAGGTTCAGTAAGATCAAAAGGAATGTACGGTAATTCCAAATCTTTAGTCAACGAATAATACTGTATCCTATCATAAATAAGCATAGTATTATTTAATCCCAATTCTACAGCATTATAACCAATGGAATCATCCATATACTCATGAATTTCTTCTTTAGTCATAATATAGGTTGTAGTATAAAAATCATCAACTTCTCTATCACCTTCGGCAGCCTTTAAAAATGCTTTGTGAATTTCTCTATCTTCTTTTCGAAGATAATGTGCATCAAGAGTGATAATATAAGGAACTTGTAAATCTTTTGATAATTTAATAATAGCTTGATTTACATATATCTGATCTTCATTTGGATTAGGCTGAATTTCTAAAAAGAAATAACCATTTCCAAACCATTCGACCATCGTTTCAATCCAATAAACAATATTTTCGTATATTTCTCCACGCTTAAAAACGTCCTGTTCGTCTCGATATTTAAGAAGTTGTCGTGGAATACTTCCACCAAGACAAGCACTTGAACCAATAAGATGTCCTTTATATTTTTCAAGTAATTCTTGTAAATCCGAATAATAAGTAGGCACTCGATACATTACAGACATAAAGGAATTATTGACCCAAGCTTTCGTACTCAATTCACGCAATGCTTTATGCCCCTTTGCATCAAGAGCAATTAAAATAAAATGCGGATAAAAATTATTCCCCTTATTATCTGCGATTACTGATTCAGGACATAAATAAATCTCGTTACCAAGTCCTACTTTAAAATTCTTATACTCAGGTTTGTCTTTAACCGAATCATAATATTTCAATACATCAAGATGACTACCAATTGTCTCGTGTTCAGTAACTACGCAACCTTGCCATCCACACTGTCGATGATATTCTATAAAATCAGGAACTTTAATAATTGCGTCCCTGAGACGATAATTCGAATGTTCCGTATGTCCGTGGCATGAAAACATATATTCTCTCCAATCAGAAATTTAATTTTCGTTTCTTATCTTCTTTATTATCACGCTTTTTAGTTGTATTGTCAAGAGCATTATATTTCTTATTCACTGCCCATGATTTTTCTTGCGGAGTCCAAAGACTATAATATTCGCAATCATTTTTAAATTCATGTGCTTTCGGATTAGTGATTGAATAATTGCACCAATGACAAAGCGGGCTAGGTTTCGGCAGCCAAATACCACTCTTTTTATTTTTATCCATCTTATCAAGCGCATTATCAAGTGTTTTTTCTAATCGTTTTTCCCAACCAGTAGTCATAGCCCTTTGATCTTCATCAATTAAAATAAAGCGATAAAGGAAACTTACAGGAATCTGACCAAACTCTTGATAAATTGCCATTGCATAAATACCAAACTGAAGAGAAGTCACTACTTTATTTGCAGGAAAACAAGCTTTCGATGTTTTGTAATCGGTCACTCTAAAACTCCCATATACATTAATGTCTACTCTATCAATAAACCCATTAAAAATAACTCTGTCTTTATATACAAACTCAAACGGCAGCTCTGCATATATAGGATGCCAAATTGAAGTATCGCTCATTTCTTCATCAAGAACTTTTTCAAACACTTCCATCTTTTCTTCGTATGTCATGCCAGAAGCATTGTCGGGTTCATACCATTCCTCAAAATATTTCCGCTTTAATTCATCTACTCCAAGAATATGCTCTTTTGTTTTTTCATTCATGTCAATAGAGCCATATTTTAAAATAAAATGAAGATAATCATAATCTACGGGCTTGCCAACTTTAAGATAATTACATTTAAGTTCCAGAATCAAGTGACACAAACTTCCTAATTCCAAAGCTAGTGTGGTTTCTTTTGTGTATTTCTTCTCGCCATATTTAAGATGATACTGATATTCACAATTGCGGAAAGTTTCTAATCCACTATAACTTAGCCTTGGCAATACTCCTCGATCTGCTTCAGTGACCGCCCTCACTTTCCCCTCAAAAAAATCACTCATTGACTTGTTATAATCTTCTACTAATTCATTGCCCATTTTCACCATTCCTTTCTATGCTAAAATAAGTGGGGTTTTCGATATTATTTTTGTCTTATCTACTTACCCCACTGTACCCTCATGGAAGCGCTGTTATGTAAAAATTAATGCGTTTTTCCCACTAAATTTTTTAAAATTCAGGTTGTTATGCAGATTACTCCTGCCAGTCAATCCAACCATAGGGATAACACTGCATACCTGTATCACGCCATTTACCAGTTCGTCTATCTTTATACTGAAACCGTTTACGTCTGGCATTATATCTTTCCCAACGAGATGCGGGTAAATAGATATAATGCACACTTGTTCTTCCTTTTCTTAACACCACATATTTTGTACTTTTAGTGATTTTTTCGCCTTTTTCATTAAAGTAATACATTTTATTGTTTCTTACACGAAAAGTATTCTGTGCCACGGAACCTTTAGGATAACAAGCGGATTTTGTTTTATGACCATAATAAGTTTTACCATGATATTTAAACCATCCGGTTTGTGGTTTACCATGTTTCATAATGTAAATATAACCATAAGAGTCTATATATTTACCATTTCTTGGAATTCTTGTTTTCGCATTCGCAGTTATAGACAAACTCGCAATTATCATCATTAGACACATTACTGCAATAACAATTTTCTTCCAATTCTTTTTCATTTATTTTTCTCCTTATATTAAATAAACAAAGCACAAGTTGATACAACCATTAACATCGGTGGTATAAAAGCTACGATAATATCTTTCATGGTAATTGCCTTTTTATCTTTTACATTTAACCAAATATTTAATCCCCCAGATAACATAGCACAACCACTAGCCACAGCAACTTTAATAAAACCTTCCATAATCATTAATCCTTTCTTTTAATTACTTCATTTACATCTTCCATTGTTATCAAAATTTTTTCTTTCATCAGTTGCAATAAGATATCTTTACCCTTGTCAGTGGGAGAATCTTTATAATCAAGTCTGTGTTCTTTATCTAATACCAGATATACACGTACATAAGGAACGAGCGGAGCAACTTTTTTAATCAACTTTTGATAATAAGCTGTTGCTTCAAAAGTGTCTGAATCACCATATTCCCTGTCCATACCAACTATAACTTCTTCAACTTTTAATTGCTCTAATATAATTTTAATTTGTGTTTTTGAAATGTTTGATCCACACAGTCCTACAACAAAACTGTCTTCACCAAAATATGAATAAGCTTGTAATACAGATTTTTCAGCTTCAACCAACATCACTTTTTTACACTGCTGTATCTTGTCTTTAGCAACATGTATGCCATATAAATTACTTCCAAGCTGATGACTTAAAAAACGACCACCGATTTGTAAAGGTACATATTTACCAAATCGTTCTGCATCTTCATCATTTAAAAATCGTCCCCTTATTCCTATAAGACGTTCATTAATATCTCTATGTGGAATAGTTATCTGATTGGTTAATCCGTAATATCCTATTTCAAATCGTGACATTGCTTCACGAGTTATATGTTCATCAAGCCACCCTTGATAAGGTGCATACCAGAATATATCAAGAATATTTTCATTTATTTCTGATAAATTAGGCACCGCCTTTGAATTTTTCTTTATAGATTTTAAACGATTGATCCATTCAAAGTCTGTAATAGTTTTTTCTGGAGCAATTTGTTCAGGGTCTTTTTCGTATAATCGACCTGTCTTAGAAGCTAAAAAATAAAGCGCCTTATAATAAGTAAGTGTTTTTCCCTGTAATCTATGAGCACGAATAATAAGTTCAATAATCCCATATGAATCACCACACGTCCAACATTTAAAGCGATGAGAATCATTATAATATGTTAGTTTATAGGGACTGTCTCCATCGTGGCAAATTGCTGTCGAAAAACAGAGATTCCCTTGACTATCACGCTTATATTCTGGTGAACCCAATTCTGCACAAATTTTGATTATATCTTCATTTGTTAATGAATTTAATATTTTTTTCTGATCTAAATACATATTCTTACCGTTATACCCAGTTATACCCAGTTATACCCAAAAAGGGAATCACCAATCAAAATCTCTTTTTACTACTTGTTCTTCTTCTACTGCTTCAGATTTAATTTCAATAGCCGTGGTATCAATAATTTCAGGTTCTTCATCATGTACCTGTGATTCCAATACTGAATGTTCTTGAATTTTAGCTTCGACTTGTTCAATCTGAGTAAAATCTATATCAATAAGATTAAAATCAAAATCTGTTACAAACAGTGCCTCTTCATCCATTGTACCCAAATCAATCTGACTCCAAATTATAATATGGGTAAGTCTTCCTCTACGAACCTTATACACCCAATGACCCATATTAGGCATTCGTAAACCAAAATGATTTTGAATAATAGCATCTAGTTTATCCTGCTCACGTTGCGTGGGACGCATTGAAATAATACCTACATCAAGTTTATTGGCTAATGCTTTTGCGCCAGACAAAAGATTTTGATCTTTGATAGTGGCATTTCGTGCTTCTCCATTAAGTTGTGAAGCAGTAAAAATAAACACATTTAATTGTTGAGCAATTGTTTTTAGTTCTGTCGAAAATACCAACAGAAGTTGATGTTCTTTCAAACCCATGCGAGATTTGCCACTAACTTCTGACATAAGTCTAAGTGAAGTACTTATATAATCAAAAAAGAAATACTCGACTTTAAATTCTCGATTATATTTTTTAATTATATTTTTAATATCTTCAATTGAAAAATCAGGAATGTGAACAATATATAGCGGAGAGGATCGAATATATTCAATCGCTTTTTTAACTCTTTCATATTCACCATCTTTATATTCACCATACAAAATATGTTCTTCATTTACTTTGCTGACAGCGGCAATTAAAATGGTTTGTATTTCATCTACTGTCATTTCAGTAGTGATATATGTAGTGGGTTCTGACATTCCTGTATAAACAAAGTCTTTTTTATACGTATCATATACATATGGAACTGCAATTTTACAAGCGTCTCCTGCCGCACATCGAGATTTTCCTTCTCCTTGTGGAAGAGACCTCATATATAAACATCCTTTTCTACCACCTCTTGCTACTGTATTTAATCCATTATTATTTAATGGCACGCCTACATCAGGAATTTTTCTAAAGCTTTCTACTAAATCAAACGCATCATCAGCCGCCTGAATTTCAGTAGTTAACATATTCGTACAATATTTAATCGTAGGACTGATAACTAAATCTGTCTCGACCATTCTTACAATATCTTGTTCAGTATAGTTATCGAACTTTTCCATTTCTTTTGTAAGTTCTTCTACACCTACAGTTGGATCAAATATTGATTTTGTATTATAGCCTTTCTTCTCATAATATCTAAGCAGAGAATATTTCCTAAGTCGATGATAATAATAATCATAATTATCAAGACTACTCATCTCTCGTGCACTTGCAAGATAATTTAAACCATCATTAGTCTGAAAAATCTCATACTGCTCTTTATAAGAAGAAAGATACGAATCTATAGTAAATTCATTTATATCTTTAACACCTTGCATATATGAATTAAAAATGGCAACATATAATAATTCATATAATGCTTCAGTATCAAAATCTGTTCTATCTAGTGGACGATCAATATCATCTATTAAAGTGGGGTCGAGCATCAAACATCCAATAGTATTCAGGATTGCTCTCTTATCTGTTAATGTCTCATACATGAATTATCCCCCAATTGTTGTAATATCTAACTGTTTAATTTTCTTTTGTTTAGGATCAATATAAACAGTCTTTTTCTTATACATTCCCTCAGTACTTATGTCCTTATTTCTATCACCCACAGATTTAACAGCTTTATAATGTGCTTGTGCTTCAGTGTAGTAATATGGAATAAGTCCTACAATATCCTCTCCAAACTCTTTTTCAAGAATATTGTGCATGTAAGTCAGTGTAGCATAAAGACCTTGGAATGTAAAGTTATATTTTTTAATATAGTTTTCTGTCAGTGCATAAACTTTTGCAGGAAGCTCCGCAATTCCTGTAGTTTTGCAGATATAATCATAATACAAATTTTTCTGCACATACTCTTCATCAGAAAGAGCATCTTTTAATTCGGCTTTTGGCTTTGAAGTAGATTTAATCTTTTTTTCAACTTCTTTCTTTTTAACCTTTTCGGTTTTATCTACATGAATTGCTTTAGCGGCTGCACGGAAGCAAGCAGTATGCGCATAACGCTTCTTATAAGGTACAGAATCATTATTATCTTCAATCGTTAATCCACATAATACACATACTCGCTTTCTTCCTTTAGCCATTTAAATATCACCTCTTTTAAATATGACAATCTACAATAGTTGCGACCCAATCAAATTCAGCTGTATCAATGAAGCGCTCTTTGAAGTGAAGATCCCATTCAAGTTCATCGGCAGGATCACCGTCTGTACAAGCAAACCAACCCATTTTAGACGGCTCATGCCAGATGCCATCTGGAGTTATGACCGCATGATAACAGGGAAGTTCCTGAGTTTTGATGTACGTTTCTACATCTTTATAACGCTTTTTGTAATATTCAGGGTTATAGAAAAAGTACTTATCCTTTTCTCCTTCAGCACCTTCAACATTCACATTCCACCATTTAATTATATCTTCTCTTTCTTTTTTGTCAAGTGGCTGCACCCATTTGACATGACGTACAAAAGCACTGTCAACAGCATCTGCTCCATGATAGCCATCAAGTGCTGTCGGAATAATAGAAAGCAATCCGCTGAAACGTCCACCTACCACCCACCAATCCCATTTAGATTTAGGATTATACGTTGAAAGAATATTTCCATTTTCATCTGGTGCATGCCCAAACCAGTCTTCTGCCAATTCTCTGTATTCCTGTTCACTAGTATGTTCGTCTATATATTGAAAATTATAATATTTTTCATTTTCTAATTCTTTAATAGCCTCTTCTTTAGTTCGTTTAATATAAGGCTCTACTTCAATATTCTCGTCATAAGGTGCAAGCAACTCTGCAATCGGCTGATCTTCTTCATGTAAAACTAATACTGCAAAATGACTCATATTATTCTTCCTCTCTATAACAATCAATTTCTTGCCATTTTAAATGCCCAATTGATGAATAATCCCATCCAAAGCGTGTTGAACAACACAAATCAAATGCCTGATAAAACCTACCAACAAAATATCCAACTTTTGAATCTTCTGGATCGTAAATTAAAACAGGCATCCATTCTTCAGGCAAATTTACACCATTTTTACGATTTGTTTCATATGATAAATATGGGTTAAAAGCGTCCATATTAATTGAATGCCACATATCATTCATCTCCTTGTTTTTGTTTATTTATTCCAATTTCACAAATTTGTATAGCGTCTTTCATTTGCACTTGTTGTCCGATATAAGGACAATCTTTACATTCAGGATGTGAAACACAAATTTTACGCATCTCCTGAAATAAATCTTGTGGTGGGGGCTGACCATTGAACCCCCACTGCATATTATTTATATTAATCATTTTTACGATCTGCTAAAAAGGTCTCTCAAATGAATGATTGTTATTCATTTGAGAGACTACATATTAATTAATTATTGTTACATTTTATTTATTTAAATTCCCAACTCATCCGCACGTTCACGAAGATCATCAAGAATAATTACCATAGCTTGAATCTGAGATTTAGAACATTCAGATACCTTACCACCACGACCAAGAGTCTGTTCAACAATTTCTGTAAGTTCTTCCATCTTACCTGCTGACGCAAATCTCTGTCCAACTTCCTGAAGAGCATCCATCGTTTCATCATAATCATATGTTTCGGTGGTATTTTGTTCTTTCTGTTCTTGATATGTTACAGCTTTGACACCAGTTTTCTTCTCCATACCTTCAATTCCAATATTTACTGCTTCTTCGAATGCTTCAGCAGACCATACAGGCAGATATGTAGGAGTCGTATCAAATCTTGAACGAGCAAAATACCTATCAGTTTCAGCGAGATATGCGGAAGAAGGAATTACTTTACCGTCTTCGTCTACACCATTGCTTTCGACATAAATAACATAATCAACAAAATCTCGAACAGGATCAACAGAACGCTTATCGCCTTTAGGGTACATTTTCCCATCTTTTTCCTGTGCGTGCCCGATGAAAATTACAGTATAATCACAAGAAAGAAGTGTATTTACAGTCTTAAAAAACTCTTTTTCATATGCCTGATAAAGATTGATTTTTCCACCATCAATAGTATCTCCAAGCGTAAGAGCACCCTTACCAATAACTGTCTGAATATATTCCTGACAAAGCAGAGCCGCTGCATAAAGCTCGTCAATAATAATTGTATCATAAAGTTCACGAGCCTTATCTTTTGTAGCTTTTGATGTAAGCTGTTTTACAATCTTCTTCAAATCAGCCCATGCATTAACACGAATATAACTAACACCACTTGTTGCATTAAGACCACTTTCAGTTGCAATTACAAAAGGCTTTGGCATACGAACTGCCTGAGCAGTTTTTCCTGTTGAGTTTGATCCGAAAATAAGAGCAGATTTTCCCGCAAGCCCTTTTGCAATTACTGTTTTTTGTGGATTAAAAATATCTACTGTTACAGCCATAAATTATTTCTCCTTATTTATTATCGTTTGTCCCCAATAATATACATTATTAGGGACAAACGTGTATTATATAATTACATATCTATTGCCAATGTACGTCCATGTGCTTTTCCACTAGGCATGCTTTTTCTACCAACGCCACTATTTGCATCGCCATTCTTAGCCTTATTCTTAGCTTCCTCAATCGCAATATTTCTTTCAGTAATCGCCGCATTAATTGCGTCTCTGTCATAAGGGACATGATCTTTATCTGTCTCTTCATCACCCTCATAAGGACTAGAACCACCAGTTACAATCAGTTCATTAACAAAGCTTCTACGCACTTCCTTTTTAGGTTTACCAAAAGCAACAGGCTTCTCGATAATCTCTTCAATACTGTTATTAACAATATCACCATAAAATTCAACTGTCT